AATATGTCCATTAAAATGGCAGCATAAACATTATGTATCACCATTTCAAGAAAAGAATTACGCTTTTTTTGAACACGAAAATCAATTGTATTTTTTAAGAGGTATAAGCAATGGTATTCAACATCTGTACAATCTCAATTTAGAAACAGGCGATGCCGATTTTGTTAATGCTACAAATTATGAAACTAAATATCCAGAATCCAAATATGGTTGGCTGAAAATTTGCTCTACTCCATTTTATTATGATAATTTTTTCTGGGCACTTTGCCACAGCCACTCCGAGCCAGCGCGCTCCTCATCAGTAAGAACACTATATAATAATTACTACGTTGGGATTTGTTGCTTTGAAGCAAAACCGCCTTTTAAAATACTCAAAATGAGCCAAAAACCTATTTTTGATTATTCTATTTATTATAAAAACGTATCAGAACATGACTTTTTAAAAGCAAAAAAAGGAATCTTGGTGTGGCCATCATCTCTTGTTATTAAAGATGATATTTTTCAAGTAGGCTGCACAACACCAAGCATGGAACATCAAGATTTTATAAACTTTTCTTACGAAGAAATCTTAAAACACTTGGATGAAGGGGTATCTTACAATTACCCAACCCAAATGTTCAAGGGGACCTCTGTATTTGACTCAATGTTAAAAAAAGATGGGGTTGAATTTGGATTTAATAAAGGTTATGACTGGTTAGATGACATGTCTTTACCCGCAGAATTAAGTTGACATTTTACCAAAAGAATGTTATTGTAAATTCTTGAAAAGAAAACTAAACAAGCACCAGAAGTTAATAAACAAATTTATTAAAGACCCCTCTGAGATTTGGAAAAATCGGGGCAACATCAAAAGAGAGATGGCTTTAGGTAAAAAGCTTTACGCTCTCGTTGATTCTGAAAAATTCTGGACCGAAAGTCACTTGCTGAACGATAAGGGGGCTCCTTTTAAGGTCAATAGTTTGGCTTACTTTTTAACTGAAGATGGAATAAAATGGGTAAATTCAGAAGCCTTAAGAATTAAATTGAAATTACCTAAACCTGTGGTATACTCTTTAGAACAAGATAAGATTGGACAAGACGCCAAAATAAATAAAACTAAAAAAACAACATTAATGGATTTTTTGAAAGATGCCTCCTAAGAAGAAAGTAAAACCAGAAGCGGGAATAACCCCAGTTAGTCAGATTCAAGCCTATTTAGAAACCAATAAAGGCGACCACTATAACTTTGAAGAAGAGCGTTCCTATGTAGTATCTAGCGGCTCTTTGTTACTAGACATCGAAATGGGTGGTGGTATCGGGCCGGGAGTTATTAGAGCTTCAGGTATAACAGAGGGGGGCAAAACATCCGCCTCATTAGCATTTGCCAAAAACTTCCAAAAGATGGACAACGCAATGGTTGTTTACATCAAATCGGAAGGCAGACTATCTCACGAAATGCTAGAAAGGTCGGGTGTAGATACAACTCCAGAAAAATGGTTTGTCTACAAAAGCAATGTTTATGAATCTGTAATTAACTTGATGCGGGAGCTTGTTAGCAACAACCCATCCGATACCCGCTATATGTTTATCATAGATTCGATGGACTCTCTGGTTCCTAAAAACGACCTAGAGAAGCCGCCCGAAGAGGCCAACAAGGTTGCTGGTGGGGCACTATTAAGTTCAGACTTCTTAAGAAAAATGGCACTCGGTATGACTACAAGAGGTCATATATGTTATATGATTTCTCAAGTAAGAAGCAAAGTCTCAATCAATCCTTACGAAAAAACAGATGCTAGAGTCACAAACGCCTCTGGTGGTAACGCCCTGTTGCATTACAGTGATTGGATTTTAGAGTTTCAAGAACGTCACCTCAAAGACATTATTTCAACCCAGCCCAACGGTAAGGGTGACATGCTGGGACACTGGTGCAAAGTTGTCTTTAAGAAAACCCCAAATGAAAAAACAGGCTCCCTCGTGCGATACCCAATCAGATACGGCAGGGTCGGCGGTAAGAGCATCTGGGTGGAATATGAAGTGGTAGATATGCTATTGGCTTTCGATATGGCCAAAAAAGCCGGTGCTTGGGTTACTATCTCTGACGACTTGGTTGAAGAGGTAGAAAAAGAAACCGGAAAAGAATTTAAAAAACAGCACCAAGGTGCAGATAATCTCAGAAAATATTTTGAGGAAAACCCTGAAGTTGGAAAATACATTTTCTTTAAATTCAGAAACACCCTCAAAAAATCATGAGGCTCTTAAACATAAATGGCAGACTGCAAAAAAAGAGCGTATCCAAGTACTTAATAAACTGGAATAAAAAATCCCGCTCAAAGGTTCAGTTTAAAACAAAAAAATTTTTAGAGCCTTTTTGGAAAGGACACATTGTGTATGAAGAATTTCCCGTCTACGGAAGTCGAATGACGGTTGATATTTTAAATGCGACGAAAAAGCTAGCTGTAGAGGTTCAAGGTAAACAACACGGTGAGTTCAATAAGTTCTTCCACGATAATTCGAGACTCAAATATCTCGAAGGGATAAAAAGAGATATCAAAAAAGCAGAGTGGCTCGAAAACAACGGGTTTATTCTGTTAGAGATAGAAGAAGACGAAGTAGATTCTCTTTCGTTAGAATTCTTTCTAGAAAAGTTCGGCATGGGCATTTAGTGCTTGACTTTTTTTAAAAAAACACATAAAGTAAAGAAACGAGGAAAACAAATCCATGGAAATATATTCATTAAAAATCGAGAAACACGTATTAAGCGGCTTAATCAAACATCCAGACCTTTTTGCAGACGTAGAAAGATTCGTGTCTGAAAAAGACTTTTACAACGATGTACACAGAACAATATTTTGCGTAATAAGAAGCATTTTATTAAACGGTGGCAAATTAGATAAAATACTCCTAGCGGAAAAAATAAAAAACCTTGGAGTTTCATTCAAAGATGAAATCGACATCTATAGCTATGTTGATAATCTAGCATTTTCTCAGATTCAACCCAAGGCTACTCTAGAAGCGTCCAAAGAACTGCTCAAGCTCAGGATACGCAGAGAGATTCAACAGACCTGTCTAGAGGTTCAGAGCTACGTTGAAAAATCTGGCAGTAAAGGCATAGATGAAATCATAGGGAATTGTGATTCGTTATATAATTCTAAAATTAATAGCTACTCCATAGAAGATGAACCAATAAACATTTTTGAAAACCTTGAAGACTTGGTTGAGGAGCGCGGTAACGAGCCAGATGAGGACATGGGGTTATACACCCCTTACCCAGAATTCAATCGCCTGTACGGTGGTCTTCGGCCCGGAAATCTGTACGCTATTGTAGCAAGGCCGGGGCAAGGCAAAACAACTTGGATTAATAACTTGGTTATGAAGACCGGAGAAATGCATAATGTTCCGGTTCTCATGCTAGACACAGAGATGTCTACTCTGGACATTCAGTTCAGAACTGCGGCATCGATAACCGATGTTCCCATGTGGTATCTTGAAACTGGAAACTGGAGGAAAAACCAAGACCTTACCGAAAAGGTTCGCTCCAAATTCAAGAACATAAAACCAACCTTGCAGTGCCACCACGCTTTTATAGGCAACAAGACTGTAGACCAAATATGCTCACTCGTGAGGCGTTGGTATCTTTCCACGGTTGGACGTGGAAACCCATGCATAATTTCCTACGACTATGTAAAACTAACAGGCGAAAAGGTTGGTCAAAACTGGGCAGAGCATCAAGCGATTGGCGACAAAATCGACAAGCTCAAAAAACTTGCCGAGGAAATAAAAGCACCCCTCGTTACTGCCATGCAAATGAACAGGTTTGGTGAGGCTGGAAGAAATACCAACGCCGTCGATGATTCTTCTGCGATTGCTCTATCAGACAGGCTTCAATGGTTTGCGAGCTTCGTGGCCATATTTAGGCGCAAAAGCCTTGATGAGTTGGGTCAAGACGGGGAAAACTTTGGAACTCACAAATTAGTGCCCCTTAAAACTAGATTCCAAGGCAAAGACGCCGCTGGTCATCACGACTTGGTAAGAAGGCCATTAGATGATGGTTCATTTACTTGGACAAATAATTTCTTGAACTTCTCTGTGGAAAACTTCAACGTATCAGAACAGGGTTCTCTTAATGATATAATCGAAGCCCAACGTGAAAGACACAATCCGCAAGAATTCAACGAGCATGATGGAGAGGAGTTAATGTGAGTGATGTAAAAGAAATTTTAATCAGCTTGGGATACTCTAATATATCAGAGGATACCAAAAATTTTCGTATGAAGCCTGTCTACCGAGACTCAAGCAGTAACACAGTGTTAAGCGTCAGGAAAGATACGGGTAGATTTATTGATTTCAGTAAGCAGATTAGCGGCAGCTTACAAGACCTAGTTAAGTTATCCCTTAATTGCACCTCCGAAGACGAGGCCGTAAAATGGTTAAATGACCACACAGGCGGAGCCGTCCTGAACATAGAGAAGCAGAAGGGTGGGGAAATTAAAGAGACAAAGGTCTTCTCAAAGAGCAGCTTGGAAAAAATGATGCCCCACCATGATTACTGGATTGAGAGGGGCGTATCCGAAGATACTCTTGCCTTATTCGAAGGAGGGGTTGTGTACGAGGGGAAAATGAAGAATAGGTATGTTTTTCCAATATACGATTACAAAAAGAATCTAGTCGGCGTATCTGGTAGAGATTTGATTAATGACCCCAACTCAAAAAGACCAAAATGGAAGCACATCGGAGACAAAAGCCAGTGGAAGTACCCGATGCAAGTAAATAATAAGATTATTAGGGAGTCTAAAGAGGTGATTGTGGTAGAAAGTATAGGCGATATGCTTTCTTTATGGGACGCTGGCATCAAGAATGTTGCCGTTGCATTTGGCTTGCAAATCGGCCTAGGTTTGGTAAATTATTTTTTACGCATTGATGCTCAGAAGATATATTTAGCCTTTAATAATGACGAAGGTAAAAACTCTGCTGGTAATCAAGCTGCACAAAAAAACCTCAATAGACTTACAAGGTACTTTGACTACGAGCAAATAAGAATTGCTTTACCAGACGAGGGGGATTTCGGTGAGATGTCTGTAGAGCAAATACTTGAATGGAAAAATAAAAAATATGGGTGAAAAAATACTATCTGCCTCAAGAATCAAAACCTTGGAGGGGTGCAGTTGGAAATACTGGTGTGAATATCACAACAGTTACCCTGAAACCTCAAATCCCGGCTCTGCAAGAGGTACGGCTTGCCATCTCGTACTAGAGGTCTTGCTGAACGAGAGGCACAAAAAGTATATAAACAAAATACTAAAAGCTGGAACCATTGAAGCAGTTCCTTCTATATGTAAGCTCGTTAAAAAGAGCCTAACTAGAGATGGGTACTTAAATGATGAAAATTACAAACGGTGTGATGAGTGGATTCTTTGTGGCTTAAATCTAGATTTCTTGGGCGAGGACATTAAGGGTGAAGTCAAAGAGCCAGAAAAACACTTCTTATTCGAGAGTGAAAATCCCAAATTTAAAATAAGAGGTTACATTGATAAACCAATTGAATTTAAAGATGGCGTCAAAATGGTCGATTACAAGACCACTAAAGAAATTTTTCCCGCCAAAGAAATTGAGTATAACGTACAGGCTTTGGCCTATCTATTAGCGGCGAAAGAATTATGGCCAGATTTAGAGAAGTTTTCCTTAGAGTTTCAATTTTTAAAATTCCCTGAGACGCCAATCGTAGAGATAACGGCGACTGACGATGAGCTGGAGGGCTTTAAATATTACCTTGAGCACGTTTATACTATCATCAATAATTTCTCAGAAGAAGACGCCCACAAAAACTTTTCAAAAAATCAGCCTTGGCCTAAAGATGACGAAGGCTTCAAAGGACCATTAGCCTGTGGTTATGGTAAATATCCGGGCCATATAAAACCGAAAACAGGTTTACCGTATTGGGTATGCGACCACAAATGGTCTTATGATTATTGGGTTTTATTGGATGAGAATGGAAAAGTTTTA